AGAACAGCAGAAATAAATTCAGGTTGGGGTAGACAAGCTTGGAATGATAATGCTTGGGGTATTCAAGGAATTGTACAACTTGATGGTCAATCCGCAACTTCAAGTGTTGGGTCAATATCTCCTGCCGATGTAATTGGAGTTACTGGAGTTTCTGCAACAACAAATGTTGGATCAGCTACAATAGTTGGTAGCGTGACTTTAGAACCAACAGGAGTTTCTGCAACATCTTCTGTAGGATCAATTTCACCTGCAGACGTAATGGGATTAACAGGAGTTTCTGCAACAGCTTCTGTTGGATCACCAACGGTGGCAGATTTAGCTTTAGGTATTACAGGAGTTTCCGCAACAACTTCTCTTGGTGATGCAACTATAACATCAAATCCTTTAATAGAAGTAACTGGATTTTCTGTAACTTCAAGTGTTGGATCAATATCCCCTGCTGATGTAATGGGACTAACAGGAGTTGCTGCAACAACAAGCGTTGGATCAATATCACCTACTGATGTAATGGGTTTAACAGGTCAATCAGCTACAGCTTCTGTTGCTACATTTGGAACTTCAACAGGCTTTGGAATTCAAGCATATTCAAGCGTTGACACTGGTTCAAATACATCGTATACAAGTGTTGCAACTGGGTCAAATACAAGTTATAGTGACGTAGCATAGGAGATAAAATATGGCATCAACGTTTTCACCTTTAGGTATAGAGCTTCAGGCAACTGGAGAAAATGCCGGTACTTGGGGTACAAAAACTAATACAAATTTACAATTAGTAGAACAATTAGCAGGTGGGTTTACACAACAAGCTTTTAGTAGTGATGCAGATATCACTTTATCTGTATCTGATGGAGCTACTGGTGCAGTTCTTGCACACAGAGTTATAGAATTTACAGGAACAATAACAGCATCAAGAAATGTAACAATACCTTTAGATGTACAACAACTTTATCTATTAAAAAACTCAACATCAGGATCTCAAAATGTCGTATTTAAATATGCATCTGGGTCAGGTACCTCTGCTACGATAGCAAATGGTAAAACTATATTAGCTTTTGCAAGAGCAGATGATGGAACAAATCCAAACATAACTGCAGTAGAATTTGGTGGAGATGTTGTAGATGATACATCACCACAACTAGGTGGTAATTTAGATACTAATTCTTTCATGATAGACTTTGATGATGATCATGGAATACGTGATGAAAATGGTAATGAACAATTACAATTTCAAACAACAGCCTCTGCGGTCAATCATTTTGACATAACAAATGCTGCAACTGGTAATAGTCCTACTATTTCAGCGGTTGGTGGAGACTCTAATATAGACCTTACTTTAGTGCCAAAAGGGACAGGAGTTGGTAAATTAACTAATGCTAATGGCACTAGCTCAACACAAAAAATAACAACTGATGGAAAAGGTATTGTCTTATCCATGGTTTTCGGGTATTAATATAGAAGGAGAATAAAAAATGGCAACACCGAATCTGGCGAATATAGCAACGATAACACCTAAGAATGCTATGGGTAGTTTATCTGATACAAACAGAACTACTATGATTGACGTACCTGCAGAAACTGCAGTGAGAATTGATACAATATTATTAGCTAACATTGATGGAACTAGTGCTGTTGATGCAACGGTAGAAATTAGTAATGACAATGGTTCAACTTATTTTAAAATTGCAAGCACAATATCTGTGCCTGCAGATTCAACATTAGATTTAATTGCTAGACCAATCTATTTAGACGAAACAGACATTATAGCTGTTACAGCAGGAGCTGCTAACGATTTAGCTTTTCATGTTTCTTATGTAGAAATGGTTGATTAATAAATTTTAGGGAGGAAAGAAAACAATGCCAAGAATTATAAAATCAGCAAAAGGAACTTTTACATCAGCTACTATAACCGTAGATAGTGATGGAAGAGTTGTAGCTGCTAGTGCAGGAGCTTCAGCAGGTGGAGATTTATTACCTACTACAATGATAGATTCAACAGGACCTACTAACTACACAAGTTCACCAAATAGCGGAAACGTTTTATTTTTTACTTGCGGTGGTGCAGGTGGTCCAGGTGGTGGCGGAGCCCATAACCCACAACCAAGAGTTGGTGGAACTGGAGGAAACGCTCCAGTAAGAGCATTTTATGTTTCTACTATGGCAGGTGGTGCCACAACTGCATTAAATATTGGTGCAAAAGGAACTCATGGAATCCCAACTGGTCCAGGGAATGGTACAGATGGAGCTGCAGGAAATGCAACCGTAATTGGTCCATCTCCAGCTCCTTTGTTTACTACAGAGTTTGGAAACGCTGGAGAGGGTGCTCCAAGAACTGGTCAAGGATCTCCTGGTAATACTAATTCATTACCATCGCCAGCCGGAAATATATCAGCCATACAAACATTTGCCGTGGATGATGAGGGAGCTAAATTATTAGATGCAGCCGGTGTTCCATCAGGTCCAGGTGCTACTGGTTTCTTTGGAAGAGCAACTGAAATTACACCAGCCCCTTCTTTAGGAACAATAAATGTTCAATCTTATAATGGTATGTTTTTAGCATTTGAGGATATAGGGCAGTAGGAGATAGACTATGGCAAACTATGTTATTTTTAATCAAAACAACGATTTAATAAAAATTGCTGAAAGTGATGCTGAAAAAGATTTAATAGTAGGAAGACTAACTGGAAACCCAAATGTTCAAACAGTTTCTGATTCTGATTTTCCTGGAGTTAAAGATGGCACATCATCAGTTTCTTTTGATGGAACAAACGTAACAATTACCCCTATTGATCAAGGTGGTGGAATACCATTACCAGAGGATGCTGATCAAAAAGCAGCTTTTATAAAAGATCTTGAATTTATTAGAGATGATATGGTTAAAGATGTAGAAAAATATCTTTCAAAAAATTCTGATGCTACTTGGTCTACATGGGTAGAAAAAGCAAAAGCAATTGATTTTTCAAATACAGCAAATTATCCATATGAAACAATAGAAAAATTTATGTGGGCAAGTGATGCTGGCATGCCACAAAAAAGTATTTTACAACTTCCATAAAATATATTATAGTCTTTCGCATGAAAGACAAAGATATAATATTTTCAGCACCTATACCTTTTAATAGTATGGAAGAGTGTCAGCCCATAAAAGCTTCTGACTTTTATCCTTCCTGGTATAAAAAATTAAAACATAGTATTCATAACAAAACCATCAAAGGCTGTGTTCCTGTGCAAGATGCAATCACAGCAGGATATTTATTAAAACTAACACAAGATTTTGAAATAAGATTTGGACAAGAAGGTAAGGAAAAAAATGAACAAATGACAGAGTACACTTACGCTTTCAAAACACACGGAGGATTACCAGCAAACCCTTATAATTTAGGTAATTTAATTCAAGATGGCCCTGTTTCACATCCCTCTGACCAAGTAGGAGGAGACGATTCTTTTATGGTTAAGCAACAAAAGATGCCTTTTTTTAAAAAAATAATCAACCCTTGGCATATAAAAACCCCACCTGGATATTCTTGTATGTTTGTATCACCCATGCATAGAGAGGAAGATCACTTTCACATATTACCAGGTATAGTAGATACAGATGTTTTTCCAATGAATGTTCATTTTCCTATAACTATTAACTCTGCTAAGTATCCTAAATTTGAAAAACTTTTTAAAAAAGGAACTCCCTATGTGCAAGTGATACCTTTTAAAAGAGATTCTTGGAAAATGAAAATAGAAGAGAATAATTTTGCTAGTTTAGAAAACAGAAAAAATAGTTTAGATTTTGCCACAACTATTTTAAATTGGTACAGAACTAAATTTTGGAATAAAAAGGTATTTAAATGAGCAATAAAACAACAGATTACATAAAAGTTTATCGCAAAGTATTCCCTGTATTAGCGATTAGCTCTATTATTAAATGGTGTAAAACTCAAAACTTTGAAAGTGCTACGGTTATAGGTAGTAAAAACAAAGATGATGTTAAAGAAAAAATTAGAAATGCTAAAAATTTAGCTCTAACTATTGATCATAAAAATCAAACAATGATTCATTGGTTTAATTTTTTAGGTTCTTTTTTTCTTAAAGGTATAGAAAAATACAGAAAAGATGTTGGTAAATTTCCTCCAACACCACAAAGGTTAAATAATATTGAAATTCTTAAATATACAGAGGGCGGACACTACATCTATCACACAGACCATCACTATACATACCCTAGAGAACTATCTTGTATACTATTATTAAATGATGATTATGAGGGAGGGGAGCTAGAGTTTTGTGATTCGGAGGGTAATTCTGTTTTAAAAGTGCCTAATGAATCTGGAACATTAATAGTGTGGCCAAGTAATTTTTTATTTCCACATAGAGTAAATCCAATTAAGAAAGGGTTAAGGTATTCAATAGTATCATGGGCGTCATAGGTAAAGATTTTAAATATAAAAAAGTTGAAAACTTTTTATCGAAAGATGAGTTGCAGTTAGCAAATCGCTATATGTTATTAAAACACAAGAAAAATCAAAAAAGTTTTGATCTTATGCAAAGTAATAATCATGATTCTTATTTTTATGAAGATCCTTTTGCCGAAAGTTTATTAATGTTAAAATTACCATTAATGGAAAAAGAAACAGGTCTTAAACTATTTCCAACCTATTCTTTCACAAGATTTTATTCTTACAACGCAGAGTTAGAAAAACATACAGATAGACCATCTTGCGAAATATCCGTTACGGTAATGTTTGGTAGTGATGGAACAAAGTGGCCTATATACATGGAAAACACCCCTGTAGAAATGAAACCAGGAGAAGCGTGTATTTATATGGGCTGTGATCTAGAGCATTATAGAAAACCTTTTACAGGAGACTGGCATTCACAAGCTTTTCTACACTATGTAAATCAAGATGGACCCAACGCTGAGTATAAGTACGATAAAAGAGATATACTAAGAAATCCAGAAGTGTAATGTTAGAACATTTATTTACAACATCTGTTTGGAGATCAAAAATATTTAATGATAAATTAGATGATTTAATTATTAATTATTTAGAAAACGAAAAACAAAATAATAAAGAAGGAAGAAAACATTCTAATGCAGGGGGTTATCATACGGAGTTTATACCTTTAGATAATCCAATCTTTCAACTTTTAGGAGAGTCTTTAACACCACATATAGAAGAATCTTGGAAATTAAAAAATTTCTTTTTTTATAATGGTTGGATTATAGAAAATTCAAAAGGACATTTTAATATGCCTCATATACATTCTTTATCTGCTTTTTCTGGAGTTTATTATTTAAAAGCAAGTAAAGACTCTGGTAATTTATATTTTGAAAATCCAAATCAAATTGTTGAAATGATGGAATATAGAAATTTAAGTATGGATAAAGAACATACTGATTTAAAACCAAGCCATGCAATAATCCCAAAAGACAAGGATCTTATTTTGTTTCCAAGTTTTTTAAGACATGGAGTTGAGCCTAATTTAAGTGAATCAAATAGAATTATAATGTCTTTTAACATGGGGGTAAAATGCTAGCAGGTGGATTAATGCCAGATGATCTTTTTAATAAAATAAAAAATTATATAAACACTGATTTAAAAGTTAAATTTAATTATGATTTAGCGGGTAATATTAAAAAAGAATATGAGTTATTTGAATATAAAAAAGAAATCGAAGAGTTTATAATAGACATTATTAAAAAAAGTAATAAGTTTCCTAATATTTTAGATAAAGTAATTACTAAGGCAGAAAAAATCAATCCTCCATTAGTTTTAGATAAATTATGGGTTAACTTTCAAAGAAAACACGAGTTTAATCCTACACACACTCACTCAGGTGTATTTTCATTTATACTATTTATGCAGTTGCCTTTTGATATTGACGAACAAACAAAAAACTCACCAGGAATAGAAAGTAATTGTGATTGTGCAGCTTCGTTAGAGTTTTTATTTTTAGACCATGAGGGCACAATAACACCATACAGATTCAAACCAGATAGAACATGGGAAAAAAAATGTTTAGTATTTTCAGCAACAACACCTCATTGTGTTTACCCATTTTATGGTGTTGACGATTATAGAATAACAATATCTGGGAATTTAGTTTATGACTTCTAATAAAGTAATAGATAATTTTTTACCAAAAGAAAAATTTGAAGTAATTAAAAAATTATTTTTAGGAGATACATTCCCTTGGTATTATTCTCCTACTTGTGGTTTACCTGATTCTAATGATGGTTTTTATTTTTTTCATGAAATATATAGAACACATCTTTTAAGCTCAAAAGAAGTGTGGAATGCCATAACCCCTTTGTTAAATAAAATAAATGAAATAGATCTTTGTAGAAGTATAGTTAGAGTCAGATCTAATTGTTATGTTAAAACCCATAAACTTGTAGAGTTTACGAAACATCGTGACTACCCTTTTGAGACAAAAGGTTTTCTTTATTACGTAAATAGTAACGATGGGTTTACAAAATTAGAAGATGGTTCTATTATAGAAAGTGTAGAAAATAGAGCTTTGTTTTTTGATACACATAAGCTACATAATGCTAGCACATGTACAAATACAGATCTAAGAATTAATATAAATATAAATTATGTTTAAGGAAAGGAGACATTATGCAATATATTTTTAAAGAGGAAGAATTAGAAATTAAATACTCTTGGAAAGAAAGAATGCACATTTTATTTTTTGGAAAAAGTATTCTAAAAAGAGAATCTATTTTTCAATTTCAAAATGTTTTCGTTAAACTCATAAGTGAGTGTTTTATGAGATATTGTCCAAAAGATAAAAATGGAACGAGATATATTCCACAGGATCTTAAAATTGACAAAAAATGATTGTTGAAAAATACACTAGGTCAAAAATAGAACAGCCTTATTTTTTTATTAAAGGTCACATCGATAATATTGATTCTGAATATTTTATTAATGCAATCAATGAAGGGATAAAGCACCCAAATAATCTTAGTTATAAATTAAAAGTTCAAGGTAAGTTAACTCCTTACGAGTGGTTTATGAAAGATCTTAAATTTCAACAAATTTTGTTTGAGATATTAAACAAATTAAATAACATGAAAGGATTAATTCAACACTCTTGGTCTCTACAATCTGTGTGGGGTGTTAGAGAGGACTTTGGAGATTATACTGAAGAACATAACCATATTTCCTCTTTAGGCTCTGGTTGTATTTATTTAAATGATGTCGAAGATCAACCTACAATTTTCCCAGAAATAAAAGAAAGCATTGAACCAAGAAAAGGAGACTTTGTAATATTTAGTCCTTTTTTAAATCATAAGGCAAAAAGAATTTATACAAATCAAACTAAGTATCTAATAGCTTTTAATTTTAAATTTGCAGGAGAAAATAAATGATAATAACAAAAGACATAAGATCTACTGTTAATAGAGATTATTTTTTTATTAAAGGAAACATAGAAATTCCAAACCTAGAATATTTAATAAATAAAATTGAACAGGGCATAAATGAAAAAAACAATATGAATTATACTATAGAAAAATTAATAGGTAAGATGACACATGATAAGTATTTTGTTAATGACCCTGTCTTTTTAAATGTGTTTGTTAAAATGTTAAATAAGTTTAATCATTTTAATAAAGAGATACCTTATTCTTGGACTTTAAATACAGCTTGGGGTGTTAGACAAGACAAAGGTGATTATACTGATGAACATACTCATGTAAACTCTTTAGGATCTGGAGTGTTATATTTAAGTGATGTAGAAGATCATTCAACAGATTTTTCGGATCTTGACGAAAAAGTAGAACAGAAGATAGGTAACTTTTGTTTTTTTAGTAGTTTTTTATTTCACAATTCTAAAAGAGTTGAAGCAGATAGACCAAAATATTTAATAGCATTTAATTTAGACTACGTATCCTAGTGATTAAAGTTTATCAAAATTTTTTACCTCAAGAAGAGTTTGATGTGTATAAAACAATAATATTAAGCAATGAGTTTCCTTGGTATTTTATAGATCATGTGGCTTACGAAGAAGACAAACAAGATTTTCTTTTCTTTCATCTTTTACTCAATGAGGAAAATGTTAAGAGTCCGTTTTACGAACAACTTGTAGATCCCTTGATTAAACGAATTAATTCTAAACCTTTTAGAATAAAAGCTAATTTGTATACAAAAAAAGAATTAGAGATTCCCTCTGCCTTTCATGTTGATGCTGCTAGACCACATAAAGTTGCTTTGTTTTCTGTAAACACATGTAATGGATATACTTTATTTAAAAATGGTGATAAGGTGCCCTCAATAGAGAATAGTCTTACAATATTTGATGGATCCATGCCACATGCTAGTGTCCCTCAAACAGATGAAAAGATTAGAGTAAATGTAAATATAAATTTAGAATGATTATAAATAAAGAAATAAACAGGAAATTTCAAAAAGAATTTTTCTTTGTAAGAGGTAAAATAGATATTGATACAAAATATTTCATAGATAAGATAAAAGATTCTTTTAATTCAAACAATAATTTAATAAATAAAACAGGTGTTATTAATTTAATGACACCTATAGATTACTTTGTTAGAGATACAAAACTACACTCTATAATTAGAAAAATAGCACGACATGTTGATAAATATTATAACTCTAAGAAAACATATTTAGCAGCTTCTTGGGGATTTGAAGTAAGACCTGGAGAGAAAACTAATTTTCATGACCACCATGAAGCAATCTATTCTGGTGTTTTGTATCTAAATACTTGTAATCAAGCCTTATTTTTTCCAGAAATAGATGAATACGTTATGGCTGAGGAGGGCACTTTTGCCGTTTGGAACTCATTTTTGGTTCATGGAACAAAAGACAATCAAGATTCTATTTCTAAAATGGGGATTAGTTTTAACCTAAACGAGTACAAAGAGTGGGTTGAAGACCCTAGGCAATCTGATATATTACCTATACAATAGACATAAATAGGTTTTTATATGTTACAAAAAATAGGTTTTCAACCAGGTATTAATAAACAAATCTCAGAAACCACAGCAGAGGGTCAATGGGTGGACTGCGATAATGTTAGATTTAGATATGGTACACCTGAAAAAATAGGGGGTTGGAATCAATTAGGAGGGACTAATTTTTTAACAGGAGCTGGTAGAGGGCTTCATCATTTTGTTAGTTCCACATCTATTAAATACTCTATTATAGGAACCAATAGAATTTTATATGTATACTCTGGAGGTGTATTTTATGACATACATCCAATTAAAACTACAACCACTCTTTCAAATGCATTTACCACGACCAACGGATCAGCGGTTGTTACATTAACTTTTTCTACAACACACGATATAGAGGCCAATGATATTATATTGTTAGATAATTTTTCTACAATCACAGGATCTAATTTTGGTGAATCTGATTTTAATGACAAAAAATTTATGGTGACAAGTGTGCCATCAGCAACAACTTTAACTATAACAATGCCATCAAATGAAACAGGATCTGGTGCAACGACATCAGGTGGTATTAGAGTTCAACACTATTATCCAGTCGGACCAGCTGTTCAAGCAAAAGGTTTTGGTTGGTCTTTAGGTACTTGGGGTGGAGAAGAAATAGGTGCATCGACCACGACTCTAAATGGTGCTTTATTAGATGATACAGCAGGAACAGGTGGTTCTGGAACATCAATTACTTTAACTGATGCTTCACAATTTCCAACTTCAGGTACAAACTTTATTCAAGTAGGTAATGAAGAAATTTCTTACACAGGAGTTTCTGGAAACACTTTAACAGGTATAACTAGAGGAGTTAGAAATTCTACGAGATCTGCTCATTCAAGTGGAGCAACGGTAACAAATTCTACTGACTTTGTTGCGTGGGGTGAAGCTGCATCAGGTGACTTAGTATTAGAACCTGGTATGTGGTCATTAGATAATTTTGGTGATAAGGCTATATGTCTTATTCATGACAGCGCTGTGTTTGAATGGAACTCTGCAGCAACAAATGCAGAAAATACAAGAGCTGTAATTATAACTGGTGCGCCAACTGCATCAAGACACATGGTTGTATCAACACCGGATCGGCACTTGGTTTTTTATGGAACAGAAACAACCATTGGAGATCCCACAACACAAGACGATATGTTTATAAGATTCTCGGATCAAGAAGATATAAATAATTATGTACAATCAGCGGAAACTACAGCGGGCACACAAAGACTGGCTGACGGATCACAGATCAGAGGAGCTATCAGAGGTAGAGATGCAATTTATGTTTGGACCGACACGGCTTTATTTACACAACGTTTTGTTGGTCAACCATTTACGTTTGCCTTTTCACAAGTTGGAACACACTGCGGACTTGTTGGACAGAACGCATGTGTAGAAGTTGATGGTGCTGCGTATTGGATGTCAGAAAATGGTTTCTTTAGATATGCTGGTAAACTAGAATCATTACCTTGTCTCGTGGAAGATTTCGTATTTGATGATATAAATTTAGAATCTGGTAATCAAATGGTATCAGCAGGATTAAATAATTTGTTTGGTGAGGTTATGTGGTTTTATCCAACATCAACATCATCAGTCGTAAATAAGATGGTTGCATATAATTATTTTGATTCGTCAGCACGAAGACCTGTTTGGACGGTAGGGTCTTTAGCTAGAACAATGTGGAGAGATTCAGCTGTTTTTGGTTTACCACACGCATTAGAATACGATGCATCTACAGATACATCATTTGATGTTGTGGGTAATACAGAAGGTAGAACAACATATTATGAACATGAAACAGGAACAGATCAAATTAGAGGTGGCACAATCACTGCAATAACTGCAAACATATCATCTGGAGATTTTGATATTACACAAAGAACAGCAAGAGGTGCTACAACAGGCACGGCAGATCTTAGAGGAGATGGAGAGTTTCTTATGAAAATAAGAAGATTTGTTCCTGACTTTATATCACAAACAGGAGCAACTAGAGTAACTTTAGAATTAAGAAATTTTCCAAATGACTCTCAATCAAGTTCATCATTAGGACCTTTTGATGTAACTAGTTCAACAACAAAAGTAGACACACGTGCAAGAGCAAGAGCGATTGCATTAAAAATAGAAAATATAGCAACTAGCCAGAGTTGGAAATTAGGAACTTTTAGATTAGACATACAACCAGATGGACGTAGATAATGGCAAAGATAGCACAAATAATAACTAGACCTAGTAAAGAGTATGATTTATTTACAGCAGAAGCACAAGTCAGAGATCTTGATGCAATTGTAGAAAAATTAAATACAACGTTTCAAGAAGAATTAAAAGAGGAGGTAGAAGCATTTAATTTCTTTATTAACTAATGGCTAATTTATTTAAATTTGTAGGAACAGATAATAGCACATCAGGTAGTGCTATAAATCCTTTTGGTACTGGTAATCCTTTAACAAGTGAAACATATGTAATTAAATCTATCTTAGTTACATCTTCAGGAACACCTACCGTTACGGTTACAAATAATAGTATTACAGCTATAAAATCAGCAGCGTTGACAGCAAACGTCACAACAGAATTACTTACTCAACCATTGATAGTTGAAGGAGGTAATACTCTAACTATACAATCAAGCAACACAGATTCGTTTGATATAGCGGTTAGCTACTTAAATATTAAGAAAGAGGTAACAACATAATGATTGAAATACAACCAGATAAAATTATAGAAAAGATAACTAACAAGAAAACAGGGGAAAAATACAAGAATGATTCTGAGTGGAAAGCAAAAGGTATACCACCAGAGGACATTAGAAGAGACGTAACGGTGATCATGCCGAGTCTTGATTTATTCCCTAAAACAAAATAGAATAGATAAATGGCCATAACTAGATCACAACAAGCAAAACAGATGTTACAAGATGGGGGTATGTTAGTACAGCCATCTAAAACTGGTAAACGACCAGGATACAGAAGTGCTAGAGCACAAGAGGTTCAAGGTAGAACATCGACATATTCTAGAAGTACAGGAAAACAAGGACCCACTGATAATAGAGTTGATGATAAAAGTAGTGCTTTACAAACTTACAATCAACAAGTGTCCCGAGGCACTCAATTACCACCTCAACTTCAAGGACCTATTCCATTAAAAAGAAGAGAAAAATTATTAAAAGATTTTACAGAGAGAAGACCTAAAAAAAAATTTCCAATAGGTCCTCTTGATATCCTTACAGGTGGTAAATTTGGACAAGCAGGCATGGATTTTTTAGCATCAAAAAATAGACCTTTTTTTAGCAGGGTCATTCAAGGTGGAAGATTTCAACTTCCAGGTGAGTTAGGAAAAAAATATGGTAATTTAGATTTCTCTGATCTTAATACGATGACAGAAGAAGAATTAGAACAAGCTTACGACGCTTACGATCGAGCCAGACTCGGAGGAGAAATACGTGCAATTGGTGATTTAAAACCAGGTTTTGGAAAAGACCAAGGAGATTACAGCGATAGTCTGTTTCCGTTAGAAGGCATCATGGCCCAAGCACCAAGCGACATGGACCAAGAACCAAGTGAAGATGAAAAAGAAGATGAAGGTTTACGATTAGCATTTAGAGCCGATGGTGGACGAATAGGTCTTCAAGAAGGTGGTGGTATCGAACAAAGATTAGAAAAATTAGGTGGTGATGTATCTTCTGCAGAACAAATGTTACAAGGTATTAATCAAAGATTAAAGACAGCTGAATCTAGTTTAGGTTCAGGTAGTATGGAGGGTCTTGGTAGTTTACAACAACCAGGTATAATACCTGGTGGTATAAAGTTGCCTGAAATATCTGGTAATGAAATACTTCCCGCATTAGATAGTAGACCATCTAGACCCATTGGCATAAGACCTGATTTTAATGCTACGATAGATCCTAATTTTAAACCTGTTGAAGAATTAAAAGCAGTGCAACCTATAGATCCATTACTTACAGAATCACGAGAGAGAATATTTAATAAGGTCCCAGAAGAATTTAGAGCTGGTTTTGCTGAATTTGCAAAAGGAAGACCAATAGGATTTGGAGGACAAGCTATAAGTTATGTAGGACTTCCGGGTGGTGGTAGTGTAATGTTTGGTGATACTGGTAGTGCTGGAACATTTAGAGATTATTTAAGTTCAATAGGATTTACTCCACCTGGTCCACAAGTAGCACAACTTCCCGCTCAAAGAGGATTAAGCGGCATACCAGCAGCAGGTTACGCGGATGGTGGTAATGTCGTAGGTGGTGAATATGATTTTGAATCTGCAAGACAGATGTATGGTCTAGGTAAACTTGTTAAGAAAGTTACAAGAACGGTCAAAAAGATTGCAAAGTCACCGATTGGTAAAGCTGCTATTATTGGTGCAGGTATATATGGTTTAGGAGGAGGATTTGGTGCAGGTGGATTTAAATTTGGTAATTTACCAGGAGCTAGTTTTTTTGGAAAAGGTAGTTTTAATCCTTTATTAAGAAAAGTAGGTGGAGATTTTGCACAAAGCGCATTTGGATCTATGATTAGTGGTATTCCAGGTGGTGGTGTAACAGCAGCTATAGCTGGAAGTTCATTATTAGCAGGATTACTAACACCAGAACAAGAAGATGAAGCAGAAAAGCTGGCAGCAGAAAAAGGTATAGATATAGAAAAAGCTAGAAGATCTATTTTAGCAGCTAGAAGAGAACAATATATGATGGACGCAAGAGCAAGAGGTTTTAAAGCTGAGGGCGGACCTGCAGAAGGTAAAGAGCCTGTAGCTAAAAAGACTATGCCACTATTAGATATGGGTGGACAAGAAATGGATTTAAGAGCTGAAGGTGGATTTGTGCCAATAGGTAGAATGGAAAAAGCAGACGATGTGCCTGCAAGACTATCAAAGAATGAGTTTGTGTTTACGGCAGATGCTGTTAGAAATGCAGGTGAGGGAGATGTAGACAAAGGCGCAGAAGTCATGTATAACATGATGAAAAACCTCGAAGCCGGAGGTGAAGTATCAGAAGAATCGCAAGGCTTAAAAGGCGCACGTAAAATGTTTCAAACATCACAAAGATTAGAGGAAGTATTATAATGGCTGTACAAGAGACTAGAACCCGTCCCGCACAATTTATTGAAGATATAGGAAAAGATCTTGCAACACAGATTGTAGCACAATCAGGTGTACCAACCGTAGCCACAGGCATCACTGGAATATCTAAACAACCAGGCGAATCAGATGATGATTTTGCTGCAAGACAACAGGCAGCTAGAGAGTTTACAACTAGACAAGAAAGTTTAGCAGGACTTGCACCAACGGTTGCGGGTCAAGATGCATTACAAAAACAAGCACAACAAATCGCAGAAAAAGGTATTGGTTCTTTCCAACCATTTTTAGATAGAGCAGCAGCTGCATCAACAGCGGCTGGAACAGCTTTAGGAGGAGTAGGAACTGGAGCACAAGCATTTCAACAAGACGTATCTCAATTTATGTCACCATATCAATCGCAAGTGATTGACGCTACATTAGCAGAGTTTGATCGTAATCAAAAAATACAAGAACAAAGTATAAGAGATCAACAAGCAAAATTGGGTGTGCTCGGCGCTGGTCGAGCGGGCGTACAACTCGCCGAGTTAGGTACGGGGGCGGCAAGAGAACGTGCATTATTACAAGCAGGGCTCTTGCAACAAGGATTTCAACAAGCGGCAGCGCAAAGACAACAAGATATTGCAAATAGATTTGGTTTAGCACAAGCACAACAAGGTTTAGGTGGCTTTGAGGCAACACTAGGGGGACAACAACAAGCATTAACAGGTAGAGACGTATCACAACTTGGAACATTGGGCGCATTAAACCAAGCACAGGCACAGGCTCAACTTGATGCACAAAGAGAAGCAGCAAGACAGGCAGCCTTTTTACCACAACAAAACTTAGATAGATTTGCAGCTCAAGTAACAGGATTAATGGGTGGATATCCTGCAGCAACACAACAAACAGTGGTTCCTAATCCTACACCATTACAAACAGCTTTAGGTATTGGTACAACACTTGCTGGCATCTATGGTGCAACTAACCCAACAAAAAATTTATTTGGATAAAATGAACAGAACTTTAAAAAGACCAATGTTTAGAATAGGTGGATCAGCGAGCACTGGTATCACATCAGGATTAGATAGACCAGGATATCAAGATCCATTACCAGCACCAGTTGGATCTAGAAGAGAAAGACTTTTAAGAGCTATAGGTGAACAACCTAGTAACAGAAATATATCACAGTTTTTAACAACATTTGGTTTAGATTTATTATCAAGACCACCACAAGGTGGATTTTTTTCTACGGTAGCGGCAGCAGCTAAACAACCAACAGAACAATTGTTTGCAGGTTTAGATGCAGAAAGAAATTTACAAAGACAAGTTGCATTAGCTGCAGAAGAAGCTGATATAGCACAAGAAGATGCGATAGCGTTACAACTATTAAAAAATGACGAAGTTGCTGCTTTGCCATATCAAAGAAAAATTCAATATCTCATGGATAAATTAGATATTGACGAAGCAGATGCGATTAGATTTGTAGAGACAAGTAAAACAGATTATACTAAAAAAACAGATGAAGATAAAATTCAATCCGCTATGAATAGAATGAGTGTTCCAAACAGATCTCTTGCTGAATACGAAGTTAGATTTGAACCCAATATTCCAACTGAATTAAGAGCTGGAGCAAATAAATTAAATCAAAGAAAAGCAAAATTTCCAAAAGATCCACAAACAAATGATATCTATTATGATAAAAGTCAAGGCAAACTTTATCAATACAATGGTGGTGACGCAAACGATATAAATTCTTATACGGACGTAACAGAGCAATACAGGTAGGAGGTTGAATGGTTCAACAGGTTTTTCCAGAAGACTATCTCGATCTTAGCCCCATAGAACAAGGACGAGAAACAAACGCAATAGCAGCTGCCGTGGCTGGTTTAATATCTGGTGCAATAAAAGTTCCAGAAGGTGTTGTGTCTTTGGGTGCAGAGTTAATAGATGCAGGTTTTGATACAAACACAGCAGAAGAAGTAGAAAAATTTTTTGATAAAATAAATGTTTTTGAAGAAATAGCTGATGATTCTGCTGTTGGAAAAATAGTAGAAACTTTAGTTCAAGTAGGTGTGCCAGGAACTATTGGTTTTAAATTAGCAAGCGGTGCAGTCAAGGCTAAAAAAGCTGGTAACTATGCAAATTTAAAAAGTAAAAATTTACAAAAAGCTGCGAAACAAGCAGTAGAATTTAATAAGAAAGTTGGTCGAAAAAGATTTGTAGCTGGAATTACAGGTGGAGCTGCAGGTGAAGCCTTTGTTGCAGATGTAGAAGATATAGGAACTTTTGGTGATGTTTTTGGTGGGGGTCCAACAGAATTAAAAGAAGTTACAGATGAAGGTGGAAGAGAAGACGCTTTTAAAAAATTAATGAACAGAGCTAAATTTGGTTCTGAATCTTTATTGATTACACCTTTTATTTATGGCACAGGGAAAGCATTAAAAGCAGCTGCTACACGAGGTAAAAATATAGAGTTTAGTAGTTCACAATTAGACAAATTTTTTAATACAATATTTTCATCGTTGAGAGCTAGAGGTGCAAAACCACAATCCGTATTTGAAGCAAAGATGGCAGAAAAAGGTGCTACCATGGCTGATACAAATAGAGCTATGGAGTTAGTAAAAATTATTGATAGAAATGTAGATAGAATTTTTCCATCTATTAAATCTACGTTTGATAAATCAGTGCCAAAACAAAAAGAAAATGTTTTAAGAGAATTAAACGATGCGATGTTTTCTGGAACTTTAGATAAGGCTATATCAAAAGATGCTTCTAAAAAATTAACAACAACTTTAAAAGACGCTGGGGCTAAACAAGAAACCATTAACAATTTATTTGGTGCTCTAAAAGGTGCAAGAGAGACATTTGTAGATTTAATTAATGCAAGCTCTAACGCACCAAAAGATGTTCAAACTTTAAAAACTTTAATGGGTAATAGAGCAAAAGAATATCTTGGTAACACGTATAAAATATTTGAAGATAATTCTGTAATACCTTTTTTAAAATATAAACCAACAGAAGAGGCGATGGAAGAAACTGCAGAGGTTTTTAAAAAATTTGCTAGAGTAAATAGAAAACCAATAACAGACTTTCAAGCTAACACTATGGTGGAGAATGTTGTTAAGAGTGCACAAAAACAAAAGAATGCACCTAGCTTACCATTTAAATATGCAAAGGATACAGCTGAGGATACAGAGATGGACAAATTGTTTAAAAATATTGTGACAGATCAGGTTAGTCCTAGTCGTTTATTGGCTGAGTTCAAAGGATCTGACAAAAAAGTTTTACAAAAATTATTTGGTAAAATAGAGGACCCTAGATTTTCTGTCTACAATAGTATGACAAAACTATCTACAATAGCTAGAAAAAATGAATTGTTTGAAAAATTAGCTCAACAAGATCTAGCAATCAAACGTGCGGTCACTAAAACTACACCTGCTGGATCTAAAGGGTTTTTCTTTGATGATCTTCTC